CCCCCAAGGTCTGCGTGGATCGGCAGCGTATCCGCCGGCGGTTGAAGCAGAAGCGCCACCGCCAGCGCCCGCCCCGCCAGGGTTCACGAACCGCGCCGCCGTGCCCGCGATCGCCAGCAGGTTGTTCAGCCCGGTGTTGCGAGAGGCCGCCATTGCGTTGCCGTAGCTGATCCGGTTCGCCGCGCTCGTGTTGCCGTAATTCATTTCGAGGTCGGCGAGCTGGTTGCCGGTGCCGTATTCCATCTGTGCCGCTTGGCCGGCCATCTGCTGGCCTTGCTGGCCGAGCTGCATGAGGCGGTTCTGGTAGTCGCCCCAGTCACGGTTGAAATTTTCCATGTTGAGCCGACCAACGCCCATCATCGCCGCGCCGGAGTTCACACCGGAAGGGCCAGCATTGTACTTGCGCAGCAGGTTCTGCATCTGCGTCTGAGCGCCTTGCGTGCGGTACGCCAGCGCCGGGTCGTTGACGTAGCCCTCCTGGAACTGCTGATCCCGTGCGGCCTGCCCGTTGAGACCCAGCGTGTTCTCGTAGGCCGTCTGCCCGCGCTGGCCGCTCTGCGCGTAAGGCGTGATGTAGGAGAGGCCCCGGTCCCGGCCGCCGGTGAGGTCGGAACGGGCTGTTCCACGTGACGCATCGAGCCGCGCCTGGCTGTCGGTATAAGCGCTCGCCATGTCGCGCTGCTGCGACTTGCCGGTGAACGAATCGAAGAAGCCCATCTCAGCTCAGCCCTTTGATGATTGCCTCGAGGCGCTTGAACCAGCGCACCCACTCCGGCGTCAGCTTGCCCTGCGCGTCCTGGACCGGCGTTTGCAGCGGAGGCGGGGGAATGTCGGCCATGTCACGCTGCCAGCTTTTCCATATCGAGCGAGACGCCGACGAGCGATCGTGCGACCGCCGCCGAGACGCTCAGCCGATAGATGCGCCCGCGTGATTGGCCCAGGCGGTTGAACTGCACACGGCGAAGACGATCGCCACCGCGGCCGATCGAGGCCATGCGCTGCGTCGACCAGTGCTCCCCGCCGTCGTCGCTGTAGTCCATCATGAGCTGTGGATTGGCGACGCTCTCCGTGCTCGACACGAGGCCGACGCCGGGTACGATGTCCACGTACAGCGCGTTGTGCTGGACGCGATGCGGGAACCCGTGCGCCATCGGCAACTGCGCCGTCATCACCAGATGATCCCCCGCTTCCGTGTAGGTATCTGGATTGAGGCGGTAGAGTTTGCCGTTGGCGTAGTCGCCGAACAGCGTCATCGTGCCGAACCGCGCCGCGCACGACACGCGCCAGCGATTGAGGCCGTAGCTCTCGCGATCGTGCCAGCGCTTCGTCGTGAGGTCGTAGACCTTCGTCCAGTCGCTGCCCGACACGGCGAGGAACACGTGCCCGTCCGAGGTCCACGAACAGCACGTGATCACGCTCGGATCGGATTCTGCTCTCATCAGCCGATCGATGTCGTGGGTCGAGATGATGACGGGATCATACCCTTGCAGAATGCGCACCGTGTGGTCGTGCGCAACGAAGGCCACGGTTTGATCGACAGCCGCGACAGCGCGCGCCGACAGCAGACCGACAGAGCGCGCCGTTGTGAACCCGAACGGGAATCCCTCGTTGCCCTGATCGGCCCAGAACTCCACGCTCTCCTTGCCGAACGAGATCAGGTCCTGGCCGCGCGCAAAACACCGCACTCCGCCATCCGGATTCGACGCCGCCGCTGCGAAGTCCGTGGGCAGCACGTTGGTGTCGTCGAGCTCCGAGGCGAACATCCGCCCATCCGCCAACTGGAACACGAAGTAGCCGGATACCTGCGTGACGCTCGTAGCCGGCGGCAAATCCGGGTCGGAAATCTGCGTCAGCACGTTCGAGACGATCTTGTAGACGAGACCGTCGGACACCAGCACGATCTCGGCCGGCACCGCTCGGTTGCGTGCAAAGGTGCACAGACCATCTGCCGGGACACCGCCGATCGCGGTCAATGTACCCCCCGGATCGACGCGCACGATCTGCCGCCCGATCTTGGCGTAGGCTTCCGCATCGGTGAGCGCGAAGATCGCGTGCACCTGGCTTTCGGTGCTACCGGTCGAGAACAGATCGAACCCGTCGCACGCATGAATGTTGAACGGGTTCTTTCCTTCCTCGCCCACGTCCTCCCGATAGCAGTTGACGAGCTTGGTTGCGCCGGCGTGGCCGTGGCGTGCGGGGCTCGAGCCTGAGGGGAGAGCGAGGGGAACGATGGTCATCAATAATAAACAGCCTTGGTCGGCTCGCCCGACCGTCGTTTGGAAATGTGAGCACGCAGCCGGCGCAGGCCCTTTGTCCCGCATGAAACCTGCCGGCCGTAGTCATCAAACCCTGACGGGGTTTCCTTGCCGAACGCGCCGGCTACGTCTTCTGTTACGATGTCCACAAGAGCGCCAAAGATGGCCTCTGGAATCTCTTGCACATCGCGGCCGGTGTTGGGCCAGTAGCAGAGCCCGTCGTCGCGAAGCTCTGCAAGTTTGTGGTCATAGGCATCTTCGACCAGCGCTGCATCCTCCGCTGATGGAGAATGCAGCGCGTCGAGCACGCCAAGGCCCATGCGCAACACATCCGTGGATAGGTCTTGCTTGGTCTTGGCGGCCATGGTGTTAGCTCACGACCGCGTTGGTTGCGCTGAAGTTCTCGTCAACGAAGTACGTGATGCGGAAGTACAGCGTGCCGGCAGAAAAGGTGCCGCTGACAGCCGTGTTCACATACGCCTTGATCTTCGTCGCAGCGGCGTATTTGTACAGAAAGCCAGCCGCCGCAAGCGTCGTTGTGGTGGCTGCGGTCTGGCCGACCGTCGCTGCCGCAATCAAGCGGTCTTCGTCGCTGTCGTCTCCAACATCCCATACGATGCCGGTGCTGGAATCGATGTCCGTGCAGCGCAATTCAACGCTGACAATAACCGCGCCCTTTGGAACCCAAAGAAGCTCGATTTCGTCGTTTGCGTTGTCGGTCATCGCTGACGTAAGCGTGACTGCGCAGCCGTCACAAACCAAGCTGCGCGCGCCGCCCTGGCCTACAACGGTGCTGTAGGTCTGCGACTTCTGAGTAGTATAGATTGCCATTGTCTTTCGTTCCTATCTCAGAACCTCAGATCAAGCGTCGGGCTGGGCTGCGGCGTACACCGTCAGGATGCCGAGATCCTTGTTGGTGCCCGCGCCGTTGTTCCAGCGGAGCTTGTCGATGCCGTGCGCAAGCTCGATGCCAACACCATCGAAGAAGCCGTAATCGTCTTCCTTCTTGGTGATCGGCGTCGCAGCCTGCTTGTTCACCATGCCGACCGCCTGAGCGCCGCACAGGAAGTTGACGCCGACATCGCAGTTCGAGTTACCCGCATCCACCAACGTGGTGTTGGTGTTCACCAGCGAATCTGACGTGGAGCCCTGCCGAGCCTGAAGGAACTCGGGGATCTCGCGATAGATCACGCCGTCGTCGATCAGGTCGCCGTCCTGGAACAAGGGGTTCTTGTCCATGGCGTCGCCTTCACGAGCGCGGGCGTACTGGCTGTTCGCGATGATCGTGGCGTCCGACTTCAGATCCCTGAAGCAATACGGATGACAGAACATCACGTAGTACTCGCGGCCCTGCGTGCCGGTCTTGAACGGCCGGATGTGCGGGTTCGCGGTGCGAGCCATACGCTTTGCCAACCGGCCCATGGCCGAGGTCAGCTTGTCGTCGGTCGCGTCGATGTTGCCGAGCGCGGTCGCCATCGTGGTCGAATAGTTCGACTTGGTCTTGCCGAACAGCACGCGGTCCGCGTTGTACGTCACGAAGTTGTTTCGTGCCGTCGCATCAGCATCCTTGTACTGTGTTCCGCTGCTCATCTTGTGGAAGCCGTCGATGAGCTGATACTTGATCAGTTCCGACGCCCACTCTTTCAGAAGCGGCCGGCGCACGCTGAGCAGGTCAACCGCCGACTTCTCGCGCTCTTTTTTGGAAACCTCGATCGCGTTGCGGTAAAACTCCCAGGTGATGTCCTGGTAGTATTGGTCCAGGCGCTCTTCCGAACCACTGAGCCGGGTGTTGCCCGACACGCCGTTGCCCTGCAGGCGGGCAATCAGCGGAATGCGGATCGTGTAGCCGTCTGATTTCAGGTCGTTGCAGACGTGAATGATGTCCATCGGGCTGTCGCCCATGTACGGCTCGAAGCCGGTATCACGAACGTACTCGCGAATAAATTCACGCCGCCATTTGGTCAGGTCCAAGCCTGACAAGACGCTAGTCTCTGCCATTGGTTTTTCTCGTGATCAGAGGGGTTAAGATCACGAGGCATCAGAACGCTGGCTTACGCGCGCACTCGCGATCGTCTGTTCGACGCGAATACGTCTGCCATCATGGCCTCGTCGGTGAGGATGGCTCCTTGCGCGCCGGAGGCGGTGCCATCCGCCAGCGTGCCAGGAAACCGTTGCGGCTGCGCAGGGCCCTTCTTCAGCTCTTCCAACACCTGCTTGCGCGTTTCCTCGCGGATGCGCTTTTCGTAGGCGTCTGGATCTGCACCAATCCGCTCCATGGCCATGATCCGCTTGCCCTGCTCGTAGGCGAACTTCGCCGGGTTCGGGTGGCTCATCATCTGGCGTGCCAGCGTTTGGTTCTGCTGAGCTGCCTTCGCGAACGCTTCTTCAGCCTGATCGTAATCGGGCTTGATGGAGCGCATGACTTCCTGCGTGGCATAGACCCTGGTTTCAAAAAGCTGCTGGGCCATCTGCTGCTGGAAGTGTGCCGCAGCACGGTCTGGCTCGATCATCCAGTCCGGCGGCGGTTGCGGAGGCTGTTGGTGCTGCGCAAACCTGCGCTCAAGGTCAGCCATGCGCCGCTCAGCTTCCTGATAGCGACGCTCTGCCTCTTCGCGCAGTCGAGCTTCTTCCTGACGCTTGGTGCGCTCGGTTTTCAGCTCGTGTAGAGGAACAAACCGGCCGGTCTCGGGGTCTCGGTATTGCTTCGACGAGTCGGGCTGTTCGGCTTCTGCAACCGGCTCCGCGTCGGCCTCGGCCTTGTGCGGTTCGGGTTCTGCCTTGACCTCAGACTCGGGCGCGGCGGAATCAGCGCCCCTGTCGCGGTTCGATGCGAATACGTCGTCCAGTACTGCAGACTCTTCGTCCTTGACGGCCATGTGTCTCTCTCCGCTTTGTCGTAGCTGGTCACGAGGTGCATCGGATTACGCGCCGAAGTCGCGCTGACGCCGGTTAGGCCGGCGGGGCCACTCCACTCAAGTTCGGATCAACCGGCAGACCGCCAGGCATTGCGCCAGGGTCTTGCATCTGTTGAGGCATCGCCTGTGGCGGCGGCATGCCGTCCATTCCCATCGGTGGCATTGGCGGCTCTTCGCCTTCCATCATCGCCATTTGCTCGACGGTTGGCTGACCGTACATTAGCGGGAACGCCTGCATGGCCTGGAACGCAGCGCCAAGGTTTGGCTGGGCCGGCGGCGGTCCCTTCGGATTTCCGAACTCGTCGGTTTGCTGCTGCTGCGGCGTCGAGGCCGTCATCAG